AATTTTTCATATTCGTTTTTTTAATTTTAATTCATTACTTAATAAATTTAACTTTGAATCATCAAATGATTCCTCAACCTTTTGCTCCACTTCTTCCACTTGAGGGGTTTCTTCTACAGTTGCTTCCGTCTCGAAAGCTTCTTTAGAACGAAGTGCAACATCAGTATTAGCATAAGCACCAACACCGACTATACTGACATCGACCAAGCGACCAATCTGATTGATTTGCCTTCTAGTTGTGTCTCCATCTTTACTCCACTCATCATCAGTTACAGTAAATGCAAATGAAGATTCATAAAGCAAACCTCTTTTCATTAATTCTGCTACATCATTACCAGTTGTTGTATTAGGTAAAGTAGCATCGTATCGTAATCCTCTTTCATCAACTGATAATTGTAAAGTACCCCCAATATTTCTATCTAAGATTAAGTTAGGATCGTGATTGAAAGTTAAGATTACATTATCTTCTAAGCGACCATCAAAAGCTCGTTTAGAAATTGTTTCTCTAAAGCCTAAATCTCTACTATCAGTATCGAACAAGGCAGCGTAACCACTCACTCTAGTCTCTTTTGAATCTTCATCCAATCGAACCTCGTAGTTACCATTATATATTCTAGTTTCTTTATTTTTCATAATATAACTATTTTTTTCTTCTATCATTATATCAGAAGAAGAGCTGTTTACATCTCTTAATGATTTAACCTCTACAATGTTAACATTTTCATCTTCATTAATTTCTTCAAGTCTTTCAAAGTAATTTTCAATGTAAGATTTCCATTCTACGGGTCTTTCATTTTCTGCTATTCTAAGACACTCATCTTTACTTCTTTTTATATATACAATATCAGCATCTAATCTTTTAGCTAACTCACTTCTTACACTTCTAATTGGAGATGAATTTAAAATCCAAACTCTTATATCTTTTTGACCTTCTAAATCATTGTAGAAAGTTTCTCTCATTGAGAAAATATATTTTCTAACTTCCTCAATATGATTATGCGTTTCCTCATCGGTTAATGCTGAGTGTATTTTATCAAAATCCCAAACAACATCACCTTTTTGTCTGTTGTTTTTTACATAAGTATTTTTACCTGAGCAAGGTGGTCCTGAAACGATTGTTATCATATTGTATTTATATTGCAACTTGTTTAATAAATTGCTACTATATCTCTTGCAGTTGTTCCTTTTGCGTAAACTCTAGTAACGAAAATACCTTGTAAATATGTTCCCGAAGGTACATTCTTTAAAATAATAGTTGAACCACCAAATAAATTTACTTTTAAGTGACCACCTGTACCTACATATAGTTCAGCTTTTTCTTCACTTAAATCAACAGTATCACTATTTGTAACTGATTCAGCAAATGAACCTTTTTTAACTAAAAATTTCTTTGTTCTTTTTTGTTCTTGATTTAGTGCCATATTATTCTGTGTCTTTTCTTGTTGTTCCTTCGCCTAAACTATCTAAAGGCATCATATTACTTTGCATATAAACATTTTCACTTGGTCCACCCATAGAGTTCATATCTTCAAAAGCTCTAACCTCATCAGGTGAAATAACACCAATGTTTACAAGTGTTCTATAGTAGTCTGCTCTTGACTTAGAGTCACCTCTTAGAAGGGCAGTTAAATTAAATTTAAAATATTGTGAGCCTTTCTTATTGAAAGGAATTAATTTTTGATTAAGTGCCATCTCAATACGCTTAATCCAAGGTGTGATAGTGTGTACCACAAAATCGATTTGCTGTGCCTCGATATTAGAGTAAGTGGCGTTAGATAAATCGTTTACCAAATGGTTAGGTACTCTAAAAACACGACAAATATCACTAATTTGATATTGTCTAGTCTCTAAGAATTGTGCCTGATTATTCGGAATCTGTCGTGGAGAGAAATCCATTCCCTCTTCTAAAATTGCAGTTTTACCTGCGTTGATAGAACCACTATAAGTTTGATTCCAACTAGCTCGTAATCGTTTAGCTGTCTCAGGTTTAAGCGTTCCTGGATGTTTAAGAATACCACCTACAGATGCTCCGTTCTTAAAAAACGAACCTGCAAATTGTTCGATAGATAAAGATATACCTAAAGATTCTGCTGCACTTTGTATTGGCGACTTACCCATAACCCCATCAGTAGATAATCCTTTTATGTGGATCATATTCTCTGAAGTTACTTTACCAGTAATAGGGTAAGGTATTTGTTCGTTTTGTTCTATTTCATAATAAACTTCTCTACCATCAGGCGATACATAGACACTTACATCATCACATTGGATAGGGATTATTTGAGTAGGTAGACCGCCATTGTTCCTTTCTATATAAGCAAAGAAATTTCCATCAAGGCAAAGGTCTACTAAGGCTCTTTCAAAAAAGCTAAAAGAGTTGTAGAGAGTTGAAGGTTGCTCTCCTACTAAAGAGTGAAGTGGATTGTCAGATAAAATATATCTTTTATTATCTGCATCTTTTTCGTACAACGAGATTGGTAGAGAAGCTATTGTTTCAGAGATTACTTTCACACAACTCCAAACTGTTGATAGTTGTAGTGAACGTTCTTTTGAAATTGGTTGATTAGATGAGTTGCCCATTATTGAAGCGTTCCCATATAAACTCGTATTGTAAAACCTTTCCTCTTGGTTAGGTTGTACTTGAGGTTTTCTTCTAAAAAAATCTAAAATGTTTGCCAAATCCTTCTTGAGTTTTATATACCTTATCCATATAGATATATATAAAGTGTGTTTTTGTGAACCTTTTATTTATACTTTTTTTTCAAGTGTCCTGTAATCCCTTTGATATACTTGTAAATTTGCCTTGTAGAAACACCCATTGTCTTAGCTATATCAGTCACTTTTAGGTTATAAACGTACCTTAACTCAACTATTTTCTTTTCTTTTTTAGTAAGTAAGTGCTGTATATCAAGCCAAATCTTGTCAGCTAAAGGATTATACTCTTCTGTATCATCAATATCAATAAAAGGTATTTGCTCTCTGTACTTCTTGTGGAATGGTGAAGTGCTAGAGAATACTTGGTTAGTTATTATCCTAGCTATATAGAATTTAAAGTAACCTTGTTCGTAGATGGTCTGTACAGACTCATCACCTTGATTAAGCAAAATTAAGCAAACCTCTTGCACTAAGTCATCAACAAGGTAAAGGTTTTTATTGCTCCTAAGAACGTTAGTACAAATCTCTCTAATTGAGTTGTACTCCTTTTCTACTATCTCGTTCTTAGATAAAAAATATCTCTTTGTCATCGTAAGCCGATCCACCTTTATTTTTATTTTCCATAGCCTCAGATAGTGCCATAATACAAGCTACGATACCATCAATCTTTTCGTTACTTTTTGCTTTATTTGGTTTTACGTTACCTGCTGGGTCAAGCGTAAGAACTACGTTGCTCATCATCCATCTAAGGACAGGATCGCCATCGTGTCGAATCTTACCACTAAGTATTAGTGTTTCAAATTCTTTAGTTGCAGGTGACATAGTTTTAAATCCTTGACCTACAGGAACACAAGGACACCCATCTTCTGTCAGGTCGATTATTAGTTGACTTGAGTTCCAACGGTCATAAGCTACTATCTGAATATCAAATAATTCACTTAACTCAACAATCTTTTGCTTTATGTAGTTATAGTCAGTTACATCTCCAGGAGTATAAATAACATAATCCTCCCTGTGCCACTTATCATAATTTACTTTATCTCTCTCTGACCTTCTCTTAGCGTTTTCTTCAGGTACAAAATTATAGTTAATTATATCGTAACCACCCTCTTCATCAGGGAACAATAAAGCTAAACAAGTAATATCTCGTGTACTTGCAAGGTCTAATCCTGCGTAACAAACTTTACCTCTTAGATAATTTCTATCTACCTCACCATCGCACAACATCCATTTCTCGTCACTTATCCACTTAGTTTCATTAGCAACCCATTGGTTTAAATGAAGTCTACGCCAAGTATTCTCAAATGAAGGTTCATTTTTTGCCTTGATAGCTTGTTGGTGCATATACTCTTTAGTCACTATACTTCCGTAGCCAGGATTCGCTTTCTTCCAAACCTCTTCGCTAAAAATATCATCTCCTTCATCAGCTTCATAAACAATTCCTAAGAACGAATCATCCTCAATAGAACCATCAATTAATTTTTTAGAATAGTCGTAAAGCTCTCTCGATATGTGGTCTTTCTGATTACCTGCCCCTGCTGTAGTTATTCCTAACATTAGAGGTTCTTTTCTAGCACCCATAGAGGTAAGTAACACATCGTAAAGGTCACGATTCTTGTGTGAGTGAATCTCATCCAGTAAACAACAAGAGAGGTTTAGTCCGTGTTTAGTATCTGCATCAGCCGAAATAACTTTGTAGTACGATCCAACCTTATCGTAAGTAATTGAGTCACGATAAGTACCTGCTCTTTTGATAAGATTAGGTTCTTGTAAAACCATTTGTTTAGCTATCGAAAAACTTAACCTTGCTTGTTCTTTATCAGCAGCAGCCGATACAATTTCAGCTCCTTTCTCTCCATCAGAAAAAAGCATATAGAGTGCTATACCAACCATCATCGTAGTCTTTCCATTCTTACGAGGAATGAAGATAAAGCACTGTCTGAATTTTCTAAGCTTTGTTTTCTTAGACTTCCAACCAAAGATAGCTTCTA